TTATATACTGTTACCTAACACTACCTATAGTAATAAACCCAGTAAACATAAGGCTTTCAGCATAGGGTACAACCCAGTGCATAGTGCGCCTTTTTTGTCCCCTTTGTCGTCCCATATTTCCCGTGCCTATTTATACTCACTTATACAGCGACACGCGCACACCTAGTGCAGTGTCTCTAACCCTGTTTCTGTCAGCACTATATCCTGTAGCTCGCCGACGACTTCCAGTCCAGATCCTTCGGCAATTAGCTCCGCATGTTCTCTGGTATCAGCGATAATATTAGGTCCAGTGTGCGTCGTGCCGTCCCATATAAATTGCGTCAAGAAGATCTTCATTCGTACTCACCATTGATGCGCTTGAAATGTACGCGCACAAAATATTTCCTTAGTAATGATACCAGAGTGAACACAATGGTCTGAAAGACCGCTGTAGTTGTCACTCCCAGTTCTAGGTAGGTAGTGAAGGTAAGACAGGCTAAGGCCACCGGAAACGCCATAAAGAAGCCGACGCCCACGTCTGCAAGCGCTTCTCTAGCCGCTGACTTATCTAGATTGCCCATCGTCTATGAGTTTCCTGCCCAGCTGTCCAGCCCCGAACCATATGACTACAGGGATTACCGCAATTGCAGCCGCAAGATAGCTCAGTCCCAGCGCCATGTAGCCTAGGACCGTGCGGAAGGTAACGTCAGTCGTTATATCCACCGCCATAGCTCTTGTATCCTCCATCATCACCTTCATCTGGTTTGTCATAGTCGAGGTCGTATACTTTCTTTCCATTTGATCTCCTTGGCTCGATGCCACGTTCATGCAGTACCCGTGACGCTTCTTTGAAGTCGGGCATCCTAGGATTTGCAATGCCTAGGTCCCTGAGTAGCTTGGTCATCTGTACTGCATCGGTTTGTTTGCTACTGAACCGCACATGTTCTAGTAATAAGTCTTCTACACTCGATTGTGTGCGGTAGATCTCGTTTGAGTCGTTCAACATCTCCCGTTCATCTGGAGACAAGAACCAATTCTTTTGTCCCGGTACATACATCGTCTCTTTGACTTCCGCCCAGAGCTGTTGCATGTCGATACCGTGATTGAAGTTGATTGCACGCACTGGAATTACCCAGAATCTTCGATTGCCTGACGTGTCCGTCAAGAATTCGCGTGCATTCACACTGGCGTAGAATGCTGTGCGTCTCTGGTATCGTGAGAAGCCCCGGTCATACGGTAGACGCAATTCATCGCTTCTGGCCGTCACAAATGCTTTCAGCTGGTCGATATCACTCTTCTTGAAGGTAGACTCTATCTCTCCCAGTTCCACGATCCAGTGGCTTACAGCTCGCTTAACGCTGTCTTTGTCAGACGGGTTTAGTGTGGCGCCTTCTAGGAGCCAACCGCTCTCGTAATTGGCAAGACGCTTAAACCACAGCGTCTTACCTAATCCTTGGGCGCCCTGAAACACTAGGATGCCTTCGAGTTCCACTCCATTCGGTTCACACGCTGCCGCGCAGCAGCTTATCAGCCACTTCTTCATGAGCATCTCTTTGAGGGCCTCGTTCTCTGGGGATCCGATGGTATCCAGAAACTCTTGTATGCGACTGCGGCCATCCCATGCCCGTGATTCCATCCATTCTTTTACTGGGTTGTACTCTTTGGCCAGCACCTTGAGATAGTCCGATACTTTGGTGTGCGGTATGCCCATGTTGATACAGCGATTTTCAATCTCTATCAGCGAGGCATCTTCCTTGAGGTCATCGATAAAGGTCATGTTGGGTATGTCGATCTCCATGACCTTCTTGATCACGTTGTACACCACCCGGATGCCCTGCACGGTAAGCACGCCTTGTATGTTCTCTTTAGTATTAAGGTATCTGCCGGTAGAGCTTTTGCTGAAGTCATACTCAACCGGGATGTCTATGTTCTTCAACGTAGGCATCAGCTCACCTTCCAGCGCCTTCGTTGCGTTCTTGTGATCGTTATAGTCGCCTTTAGTCTCAGGCATCCACACATCGGCTTGGCCGTTCTTGCCACGTATCACCTGACACGCTTTGACGGCTTCCTTTTCACCCGTGTTTGATTCTGGATCATTGTCCGCGATGAATTTATGCATGCGGTCATTGAAATACTCGAACATCACCTCTGCGACAGGCGATAAGTTGTATGCGTCAAATGCAACGACGACGGGTTGACTGAAGTCAGCATAGTAGGATGCCGCCGTTGCATATCCTTCGGCGTAGTTAACTACGTCACTGGATTTGAGGATCTCACTGCCTAGTATGAAAAAGCTGCCGCTTTTTTTAGAACCAGTAAGAAATTTCTTGCTGCCGTCTTCACTTATATATTGGATTCCGACAATGGTCATCTGGGCGTCGTACATGGGTATCATGAGAGCGCCCTGCTCGTTTTGTTTCAGGCCGTAAGCCAAGACTTCCTTCTTTTCTAGATAAGGATGGCGCTCAACCGGGAGTCCGCGCTCCCATGCTGACTGCGCACGCTTCGCTGCCTTATTGTAATTCTCAGCCTTCTTTACTTCGGCTTGTCTTTGTAACTCCTTAATCTCTTCTCTCTGCTCATCAGTCATTTTGTACTTCTGCTGATGCTCTGGCTTGAACATAGCTACCGGCTCGGTAGCTGAGATCCTGTAATCACCGATGCGACCAAAAGGTACGGCTTGATCAGTCCATAACTGATACCACCCGACCAATTTGCGTGCGTTGCCTACATTAATGTATGCTCTGCCAACACTGCCATCATCGACTAATCCTTTCTTTGGATCCGGTTCTAAACCATTCTGAGATAAGAAATTAAGAAACTCGCTTCGCACATCCCCAGAAAAGGGCCTCTCGAAGTTTTTTTGGTTTGGTTTCTTAATCTTTAGTGACATCCCTACTTGCTCTATATATTCATTTGTGTACAATATCATACACATTTATAAAAAGTAATCAATTACCGGAGGATCAAAAATGGGATTAACAATAAGTGACAAGGGTGGCGAATATGAAAAACTCGACGCTGGTAGGTACAAAGCTATCTGTTACAAGATAGTAGATGCAGGCACAAGGCCTGAGAGCTTCAAAGGTGCGCCAGCAAAACCGCGCACATTAGTCTACCTGTATTGGGAAGTAACCCATATGCAGATGGGCGAAGATGGTGATGAGTTCTGGGATGAAGTAAAAATGGAAGATGGCAGACGATTCAGCATCTCCAAAAAATACACAGCATCAATGAATGTTAACGCCACATTATTTCTAGAGCTGAAATCTTGGAGAGGTAGAAAATTCACTGATGAAGACATAGCTGGCTTTGATATTACTAAGCTTCTAGGCAAAACATGTGAGTTTGATGTGGTGGAGTACCAAAAAAATGACGGTGGGACCGGCACGGCTGTCGAGGGTATCTACAAACCAGAAGGCGGAGTCAAGGCAGTAGACACTGAAAACGATCAAGTAGTTTTTGATATCGACATTTACTGTAGAGAATTCACTGGAGAGTCTGACGCAGCGTCCAAAGAAATGTGTGATGTCTGGGATGACATGCCAGACTGGATGAAAGAAATGATCGAAGAATCGATGGAAGTGAAAGCCGCTAAAACAAAAGGCGCGTCGAAACCACAAACAGCACCAGCACCAGCTGCTGAGTCTGGTGGTCTTGCAGATCTTGCGAAAGACGACGAACCCGAAGAAGAAGAAGACGTACCCTTTTAAATGATTTTGCGAATAGGGACCGCACTCGCTGGTGTGGTGTTCCATCTCCGGGCCGGACATCGGGGGTGCGTGTCTCCTAGCAATACTTATGGGTAAGAAAATAATAATCGAATTTGACGAGGATGATGCCGAGGAGATACTGGAAATCATCCGTCAGCTATTAGAGAGGAAAGAACAAAATGGCGAAGAGAGGCAGACCGAAGAAGATTGACTCAGTGGTCAATTCACCTAGTCACTACCTTAGTGGCGACATCGAATGTATTGATGCCATGGTGAGCGCGTTTGGTGAAGACCAAGTGCGGATCTATGCAAAGATCAATGCGTTCAAATATTTATGGCGTGCTGGCAAGAAGCAAGGCGCCACGGATACTGATCTGGCAAAAGCAAGCTGGTATACCAAGCGAGCTGCCGGTGAGGATCCAAGGGGTAATCATGGAGTTTAAAGTAGGCGTTTACGAAAACGTATCGTATCCAGAGTATGCAGAGATTGAGGCGTTTAGATCTCATGACCTCACCTCTGTAATCAAGTGTCCCTACACTTGGAAGCACCAAGGACCAATGAAGGAAACACCGGCACTAATAGAAGGCCGGGTACAACACTGTGTGTTTCTAGAGCTGGATAAGTTTGACGAAGAGTTTGTCATCGAACCAAATGTGGACCGCAGGACCAAGGCCGGTAAAGAAGAGTATGAAGATTTTAAAGCCGGGATAGGTGACCGCACACCGATCAAGCAAGACATGTACGACGTGTGCATGGACCGCAGAAAGGTAGTCGAAGAATATGTTCCACATGGAACACATAAGGTAGAGCTGACTGTCTGTTTCTATTGGCACAACCACCCGTTCAAGGCACGGTTTGACTGGTATGACGGTAAGAATGTTTGGGATCTTAAAACTGCGCGTGACGCATCACCCAGAGGCTTCAAGAACGCCATCAACGGCTTCAATTACTACATGCAAGCTGCATTGTATTTGGAGGCTGCTAGGGCCTCAAATCTGCCAGCAGAGCAGTTTATGTTCTTGGCTCAAGAGAAGCTACACCCATATCCTTTTGCGGTTTATACGTTGTCTGACGAAGCCATAGAG